AACACTGTCGCCAGTCGTCCCCGCACCTTGCCCAATTATTCCAGTCGTCGCGCCAGACACAAACGGCCTGAAAATGTAGGCATAACCGTCAGTCGGATAAAGCGTGCTAACCGACGAAAAGGTAGAAAGGCCAGCAGTGAACCTTACGCCGCTGGCCGCTCCGCCGGTACTCAAATACAAAATACTGTTGTCATAAACGTTGCCGGTTTCGGTACTGCCGCTTGCTCTAAATCTCAACCGGAGTTCGTGAGTTGCCGATGCCGCCGCCGTGCCTTTCATGACAACCAAATAGTTGTCATAGTCGGCGGTGAAACAGCCGTCAATTGAAACGCTACTAACAGCAGAAGCCGAAGTAGAGGTAATAAAAACCAAACTGCCACCAGACGCAACGGCAGTCCACGCAGAACCGTCATAGACTTCCACACTGTCAACATCAGCAAGATATGACAGATCACCTTCAGCGGGTGACGGAACCGCAGTGGTACGAGCCGAAGAATCCGCATACGACTTTATCGCATCGGCAGTTGCACCAGCCTCCAACTGGGCAACCTTATAATCCAACGAACTAGTGACAGCCGACGAATCCACCCCCACTTTCGCCTGCAAAGCTTCAATCGCATCATTCGAGTTTGCGTGCTGCGCCGAATGAGAAGGCGAATTCAACGAATCCGAAGAAGTCGGATTCGTCAGCGAGTCAAGCGACGCAGGAAAATTCGTCGCCACAGACTCAGTCCAGGGTCAACGTCAACGAAGTGATCTGGAACGTGTCACCGGCCACCACAGCAGCCGACGCCGACAAAGCACCAGACCACAGGCAGTTACCGGCAGACGCCGCATCCCACAACGACCAATGCGTATACGTCTCAGTCGCAGACACACTCGTCCACTCCGCAGTAGCCGAAGTCGCCATCGAACCACCCGACGCCGCAGCAAACGTCGCAGCCTGACGAGAAGTCTCCGACGCCGTATTCGCCGTCCCAGCCTCACCAGGATCACCCGTATGCAACTGCAAATAGACGTTCGCCACAGCAAACGACCCGTTCCGCAACGTGTCCAGAAGCTGATCTTCCAGATAGTTAGAAATACTCATCGAAAACACCTCAGGGTAGGCGAACTGGTATCAGCATTATACAACACCAGAAAAGCGAAAGCCCCCCGCCGAAACGGGGGGCTGACGCTAGGGGAGCTGGAATCAGCTGTTGGCGCCGATGCTCGACGACGACTCGATCCGGCGAAGCGAAGCCTCACGGAACCGGCCGTAGCCACCGAGCCAGTACCAGCCGACCGGCTGGAAGCGCTCCAACGTGTCCACGATGGGACCACGGACGATCTTCGGCACGGGGCCGTTGCCGTCAACGATGGAGTGAGCCTTGGCGAGAGCCTGACGGCCCATGATGTGCGTGCAGTACACGTCGATGTCACCGGCCGACCCGGAGCCGTCCGAGGCGTCCTCAAACACCTTGGCGCGCGGCGTCTCGATGAAACGGACACCCTCGAAGGCGCCGATCTCACCGTTGTAGATCATGTCGGTGTCGACGTACACATGCGGGTCACGCCACGCGGCCGCGCCCGTCTCCGACCGGAGGTCGTAGGACACGTCAGGGTGGATGAAGCCCATGTACAGGCCGTTGAAGGTGGGGACGTTCGCGCCACGAAGCTGAGCGGTGACCTTGCGGACATCGTTCGCCTCAATCTCGTCCTCCACGGCAACCGTGGTGCGCGAGGTCGGGGTGGTCGCTCCGCCGCCGCCGTAGACGACGTTGGTGCCGCCAGCGAGAACGTCGCGGACGAGGCTGTCAATCGAGATGCCGGCGTTGTAGCCGACGACGTTGGCAGCGACGGTGTCCACGTCAAGGAACGAGGTTCCACGCAGCTTGGCGGTGGTGAGGACGGCGTTGCCGTACTCAGCCAGGGTGACGGTCACCTGGCTGTCGCTCATCGCGACGGCGGTGACATCGGAATCCTCGGTGAGAGCCGAGGTGGCGGCCGCCAGATCGTTGAAGATCGTGAAGGTGACCGACGAACCAGGCATCGCCTGCTGGGTCGGCATCACATCGGCGGCGGCGTCGAACAGAAGCTCCGACCGGAGCGCGAAGTACGCGAGCCGATCAAATGCCGCCTGGTCGACGGAAAGGGATGAGGTGGTGGTATAAGCCATTGGGGTTCTCCAAAGGTTTGGCGCCCCGACTTGTTATGTCAGGGCTGGGCGGTTTTTGCTTGGGACAGCAACGCCTCAACCTCTTGGCTTGACTTAGCCTGGTTGATGCGGGTCACCCAATCCATTTCTGGTTCATCCGACGCGCCTGCTGCGGCCTGATTAGACCGGTTCCATGCGTCCGCTTCCTGAGCAACCTGCTCTTTCTGCGTGTCTCGGACGATTTGGGCCTCGATGGCTGCTTCCCTGATTGCCTCAGCGGTGAGTTCCCCGTCGTAACCCTTCATAAAGTATTTGGCAATCGGAAGGTTCGGATCAACTCCGGCCTTCACAAAAGCCAACTCTCGGGCTGCGGCGGAAGCCT